AAGTACAAGGATATGCGAGATTGGTTACATGGCGAAGGACGAAAAGAAGTTTACACTACCGCCCAGCGAGTTTTTGAAGAAGCATGGGGATGACAACTTCATACTGGTGGCTATACCAGAGGAGTTGGTTGTCGAAATAGACCGAGTGAGAGACGCTATTGTCGATTACATGCCAGGTTATGACGAAAAAGACTTCGAAATTTTAAGGCAAACACTCGACTGGGTCGATAATATAGAGCAACTACTATGTGTAAGAGATGGGAAATGACGTTAGAGTATCAGTTTGAGAGCCTCAACACCATGATGCGACAGCATTGGGCAGTTAGAAAAAAGAGGCAAGAAGAACTGTGGGCAGCCGTTGAATATGCTGCTACTCGTCCGATTCCGAAGTTCAAAGGCAAAGCGCGGCTCACCATTATTAGACAATGGGGTAAAAGGGGTAGAGCATTCGATCCCGACAACCTTGTTGCTTCCTGTAAGATGCTGATTGACTGCCTAAAAGAACCAAAGGGGCGAAGCAAGTATGGATTGGGTATAATCCCTGACGACAGTCCAGAACATATAGAGTTACTGGTTAGACAAGAGAAATCACCTGATGGCGTTCATCGGGCGATGATTGTAATGACACAAGGAGACACAGATGTCTGAAGAATTAACAGATCAGGTAGCATCAGAGACAGTGGAAGAAACCATAATGGATGGTAGTGATTGGATGGATTCAATCCCCGAGGACTTGCGTAATGACCCCAGCCTTGCTGATATCAAGGACATTAGCAGTTTGGCTAAGGGATATGTACATGCACAACACATGATTGGCGCCGACAAAGTTGTCCTGCCAGGCAAGGATGCCCCCCAAGAAGAGTTGGACGTATTCTATAACAAGTTAGGCAGACCAGAAGAGGTTGGCGGTTATCAGGTTCCAACCGAGAACATGCCAGACACTCCAGTAGATGGGGATTTGGTAAACACCTTCTTCCAAGAAGCACACAGGATAGGTCTTAGTAAGTCACAAGCGGCGGCTCTAATTAGATTTAATAGTGAACAACAGGCAGAGCAAGTGCAGTCGGCTGAAGCCAACTTCAACTCTACTATGGAGCAGACCGAACAGGTTCTTAGGGGTGAGTACGGCAATGCATATGACCAAAACTTACAGATGGCACAAAAGGCTGCACACGACTTTGGTGGCGATGAACTTATAGCAGCCCTTAATAAATCTGGGCTGGGCAATGATCCCTCAGTTATACGAGCATTCCACAATGTCGCAAAGGTCATATCCAATGATGAGATTATTGGTGGTGGCGGTAGGCAGGGATTCGTAATGGCTCCAGGTGAGGCAAAGCAATCTATTGCTGACAACCAACGAGATCCTAACTTCATGTCGGCTTACCAAGACGCTGGTCACGCTGGACACCAAGAGGCGGTGCAGGAGATGGGTCGACTCTATTCCTCTGCCTATCCATCAATAGATGAGTAATCTGACTAGGCGAGTCACAGTACAACAACAGCGGAAGTGGCTGCAAGAGTCGCTGATGGCAGCCGTTACCCCTGAAGATATGCAAACAGTTATCATGATGCTTATCGACAGAGCAAGGGGCGGCTCTATCGCTGCTGCTAAAGAGTTACTTGACAGGACTTTAGGTAGACCAACGCAAGAAATATTCATTGAACAACAGGAACAAAGAGACCCAGACGAGGTGCGCGCTAGACTGGCTGCGCTTCTTCTGAAGCACCCTGAGTTACAAGAGGTGTTGAACAAGGCTAGCGAGGAGCGACAGATTGAATCCTCACTCCCAGATAATGAGTTCAAGGAAGAGGTTAAGGCTAACAGGATCACCGAGAAACCTGAGGCTTATGAGTCAGACACTAGTCAAGACTGATTAGTTCTGCTTCCCAACTCTTCTTGTTCATTCTGCCAGGTCTTCCTATCTGACACTCGCCAATGAGGCACGCTCTGCCCCAATCTTGGTTATCCCACCTAAAGGTGTATGCAGGTCTCTGGTCGAATGCCATGTACCCAACGTTAGCATACCACCACGGAAGTTTTATCCGTGCTGATCTTTTGCATTGTGTAGGTGGTACTGGGCGGTGTGTATGTCCTCTAACAATGAGTCGGTGAGCATGACCCCCACATGCCATTGCGAGTTGGATTGCTTCAAGTTCATCTGAGTTTGCCCCTGCTGCGTAACCATGGCTAAATATAACGCTACCGAGTTGGTAACATCCTCTGGATCCATGCCTGTAGGGGACATGTTTCCATCGTTTATACTCATCAGCCACACCTTCCATTTTTCTAGGGTCACACAAATCACGCAAGTCATGTGGAATTCTGCGTGAGTCAGGGCGTTTGATATTATCATCATGATTGCCATCGAGCAATACCAACTGGCAATCTTTTGGTAGTTTTTCTCTCAGTCGACGTAATAAATCTGCAGCAACAGTAAACTCTTCATAGAGTGTGTGCCTAACTGGATCGTCGTTGTGTACAGACGCAGCCTCTGCATCTACCACATCCCCCAGGTGAATAAAATGAGTCAAGTTTCGACCTTTGATTTCCTCAAGCAGTCGGTCGATTGCTCTCTCACTTTGGTAGGGGATGTGGGTGCAACTAATCGCACACCACCTCGCCCAGTTGTCACTCACTAATTATCTTCTCCACTTAGGGAGAGTAATATAGCCCATAGTATGAGCGACAATCATAGCCCAACCAACGCCACCCACCACGGTACCCATAAAGAAGATATTACCTAGAAAATCTGACATAATTAATTTCCTTTTATTGGAAAGTCTGCCTTGAAGTCATTGTCTCCAAGATGATTTAGGACATCTGCAGTCTGCCCCTTTGTTAAACTAAGCCTGCCATTACTCTTGATGTAATTAGCACGAGCCTCTGCTCTAGTGAGAATGTCTTTGCGTCCAAACCAACGACCCATTACGACAGACAGTAAGCCCAAGCCAGCAATGGCAACAAATATTGATATCCACGGAGCCATAGATTGCAATACTACCTCAGCAACAGGTGGAGTCAGTGCTAGAAGCACCCCTATGATGAGTAGTCTTGCGCTGCCCCTTAAGAACACGAGGTTCACCACCCCTGCCACTAGGGCTAAGAATCCTGCAAACATAATGGGAGACCACAAGTTAGAGCCATCTACTGTATTACTTACAAGATTCATTGCCTGTTCTTGTGGTGTTGGATTGGACATAAAGACACGCTGCATTGCTGAGCATCCTACTAGATATAGCAGGCACACGGCAGTTGCGACGGGTCTACATATCACTATTAATCTGTTCCAATATAGCACTATAATTTCCCCATAAAATAAGAGGTCAGGAAAGCCACGAATCCTCCTACGCCTGCCGCTTTAACTTGCAACATCCACACCCTAGATTCAATCCTTTGAAGTCTTTGGTTAATTTCACTTAGGTCGCCGTCAATCCTATCCAGCCTAAACAAGACCAGTTTAGCATCACTTGTCCATCCGTTTGGTTTAGCAGGCATCACGAGAACTCCTGTATTACGCTGTACTCAATTTGTGCTTGGTCGAGTTTGTCATTCGTCCACTCTGGATCTCCACGCTTGCCCACCATACTCATTATGTGGAGAACTACGTGCCGCTCACCCTCTCTAAAAGCCGTCTCGTGTGAATCGCCAGCAGCATGACTACTGCGCCCCATGTGGAAATCAGCCATAAGATTACCCAAAACCCGTTGCCCAGCCTGCGAGGAGAAAACTGTCTCATAATCCGCCCGTTTATCTGCTAGCCCTTTTGGTTCTTGTTTACTCGCCACCCAACATTCCTCCTAACTGGCTCACCGCCATAGAAGCATCCTTGGCTGCCGCTGCACCCTGTTGAGCCGCCTCTAATTGTTGTTGCTGCTGTTGCTGTTGATCTTGCTGCTCTCTCATCGCCTCAACTTCTCTCTTCGTCTTTAAGAACGCTGGGTCTACATTATTTTGGGACATTAATGATCTGAATATGCCGTCTACATCAAGGTTCTGCATGACCGATGGGTCAACCTGAACCAATATCTGAGCGGCACTCATAGCGGTCATAAATGCCTGAGAAACACTAGCCCTACGACTCACAGCCATTGGACTAATGTAGTTTATCTTAAACGGAGTACCCTGAAGGGCGGCTGGCATCTCAGAAACCCTGCCCGTTTGGAGCATCCAATTGAACGTCCTCTTGATAACAGGGTTTAACCACTCTGCGTACAGCCGTGAGAGAATGGGAGATACAATCAAAAGCCCCTGCTGCCTACGCTCAATAATCTCTGTGGCAGTCATTCGGTCGTTCTGGGGAAGGCTTAGGCGATCAGCAAAAAACGCCTTCTCAATCTTCTCCTCTTCCCTCTGCATGAGTTCGTGACCGATATCTGGACGCGCCCCGCTGTTGAAGGGTTGGGGTACATCCCTAGTTCCCTGTCTAACGTACATAATGGAGCCTGGAGAGGTTCTTATAGGTCCCTCCATAGTTCCAGACCCTACAATCACAGGAGGGCGTATAGCGAGTTCAGAGGCTTCTAGCGTCGTCCTAGCCATAGCGTTAAGAACGCGGATACTGGGCAAAACCTCCATTGCTGGTGAACGCCCATATACCTCTTCAGCCGCCTTGCTCCACCTCACTATGATGTATGGGTTGTTGTTGAAGCCACCCTCTTGTAGGAGGTGCTTCTGTTCAACTTCTATGTAGCATGAACCCCATGGTTTGTTTAACTTGTCAATCTTGCCATACTCTCTATCCATTCTTAGATAGACCTGATGGAGTAACTTGACCTTTTTGTCCATAGTGTCGGGGTCTTCGAACATATCCTTGCACTTGTCGCTTACATTCTCTAAGCCAAACTCCTTAACCACCTCCCAGACGGGCATCTCAAACTCTCTGAACACGTCGGTTATATCACCAGAATCATTGGAGTTCAGGTAGATACTGCTAAGATTTCTTGCTTGATACCTAAGTAGACCATCCTTCTCTTGCACAAGTATTACGCCAGTTCCGAAGGTTACTAGATCCAAGGCAATCTCATGCCCAGATACAGAGAAGTGGGTACTTGTATTGTCAAAATAGGAAAGCATTCGGTTGGTAGTGTCATACAGCCAACTCTTTACTTCTTGTAGTTTGTTGAGTTCTTCGTCTTCGGTGACGAGTTCGAACCAGCGGATACCCGTATTAAAGAGCATCCCCTCGAGTGCGGCAGCAAGTTGGACAGCAGCCTCTGGTGCCGTCGTATTGTATATACGACCACGGCGCTGGCTACCCTTGGTGACGTCATGGGTAAACTCCCGAGTAGGCAAGACAAAATCTGCAACAT